CCATAGACTACGAGGAACAATAGGGAAGGACTGGGAGCGGGGGAGACTCCCAGCCCTTGCATACTGCAGGAGGCTCTTTGCAGTATGCTAGTCCCTGATCTTAGCGTCTGTATCGTGCTGACTCCAGGCCCCGTACACCTCGGGGAACTCGTGCCTTACCATACGCTCGAAGCCGTCTAGCTTCAGCTCCGGCCGTACGTGCTTAACAAGGAAGTAGAACCGTTGCCACTTCCTACGCTGCTCCTTGAGGATCTTCACGGAGTCAACGTCTAGGTTAGCTCCTCGGTGTAATGTCATACGGTCTCCTCGGGGGCTGCAGGAGGAGGAGACTTGCTCCCCCTCCCTGGTCTGATTTACTGCAGCTGCTTTGTGATCTCGTCTCGGAGTTCCTCAAGCTCCTTACGTGTGAGGGTTGCGGTAGCGTACCTCTGGATACTCCTACCGTCTACGTGTTGCCTGATCTGCAGAGCGTATCCCTGGTCTCCGTAGCTCTGTGTCCGATAGAGCCGGACTCCGCTCGTGTGATCCTGTCCGAGATGCTCACTCTTAACCTGCTTGATCTCGGTACGTACAGGTATGAAGCTGTCTTCTCTCTTCGTTGACTCGGGCTGCACTTCGTTACGGTCAAAGGCAGCGTAGTTCATACCGTCCAGCACGAGACAGAAGGCTCCTATACCTCTGTCCCTCAGGTACTGCACGCGGTCTCTGCACTGAGACGGATTACTGTAGGCCATAGGCTCTCCGTTGCTATGAGCGTAGACTACGGAGCCGTCTCTCAGTGTTGCCTGTCTCTTGAGTGCTGCTTCCTTGCTGTTCATTGTTGAGCCTCCTTGCTCGGGGTAAAGGAGAGCCCCGTAGGGCTCCCCGTTCCTGGTGTCTGCTACTGACTAACGATAACGGAGCAGATACCGTCTACGTCGTACGCTGCACTGATATGAGACTCCTCACCCCAGACAGAGTAGCGGCCGTTCCTACGTCCTACCCAGTAGTCCGTACCCTCTACCCGCTCCAGCGTGTTGCTGTCCTCGGGGAGCTTTGCAACAGCGTTCTCTACCTGCTCACGGACGCGGTCACTACGGGTCTGCAGGGCTTCCCTCGTGTACTCCACACTCAGGTACGTGTTGCCTCCGGAGAGGATCTCTCCGCTAAACTCACAGCGTCTAATGCTCTCGTACTTGCTGGCAATCTCACGAACGGCAGGGAGGCTAACGTCAGCGTCCTTGATCCGAACGTCAATGCTGCTACCCATTGAGAAGTACTCGGAGCGTACGCTAACCTGACGGCTGTTGACTCCGAGCTTGCTCTTGAGTTCCTGTCTCAGTTCTGTTGTGCTCTTCATCTTCTGTCTCCTTGTTAGGGTTCGTTGTCGTTATGCTATTGTATACAGCAAGTCTCGTGCCATACCCTACAAGGAGTCATGAGGAACGAGGAGGAACCACAGGAGCCCTCCCCGTTCTCGTTTTGCGTTCTGCTATTCTCGTTCTGCATCCTCGAACCAGCCCAGCTCGTGAGCCGTGTTACAGAGCACAGCGTAGAGCTGCTTGTCTATACGGAACCTCTTACCGTTGTGCTCCAGGCTAGCCCGTAGGTTGCCGTTCTTGTTCCTCTCACTTGCAGCCTTCCAGTCAGCTAGCATCTCTATGAGATCTAGCAGACTCATACCGTAGATACCCTCCCCGTAGTACTCGGGGTGATGACGGTTACGCTGCTGGTGGAGATCCACTGCAGGCCTGATATCACGGAGGCACTGCTTGTACTCCTCGGTACCGTACTCCACTTCAGCTAACCTCGGGGTAGCTCTCTCGAAGGAGGGCCACTCCTCCTCACTCCACTTGCTATGATCGTGACTCACAGCTCTGCAGCTCAGCCTGTGGACTACGGCCGCAAGGTTAAGGCCTACCTTGATAATGTGCTCAGCTGTGCTCCGTATTACGTCATCTCGTGTCACTCGTTGCCTCCTTGACAGCGTTCTAGACAGCGGAGAGCAGAGTTGAGCCGTGACACTCTGCAGCGGTCTTCGTTCTTTGCAGTCTCGTAGTCTCCTCTCTTCTGAGCCTCGATACTTGCTGCAGCGTGCACGGTCTCTGCTTCGTGGTGTTGATCTGCTCTCCTACAGAATTTACAGGTACACACGTTCTAGGCCTCCTTCCTGTTGCACTTCGGGCAGGGCTCGTCCTCGGGGATACCAGGTATCCAGCCACTGTTACCACACACGGAGCAGGGCAGCTCTCGTATAGCCGTACCTCCGTACTCAAGTTCTACGTCCTTGCCTACCTCGGGCCTGAAGCCGTGGAACTGAGAAGGCCTCAGGTACAGCGGCCGGAGGTGAGAAGGCAGCTCCTCAGAGTCTACCTTCACGAAGCCTCCGTCTACAAAGCTCACTACTTTTGCTCTTACGTTCTTCATTGTTAGGCCTCCTCGGGGAAAGTCTCTGCCATAGCAGCCGTGATATCTTCGGGGCTCACGTCAGCGTATGTAGTGGTAGTGCTCACGTCTCTATGACGTAGCTGCTTCTGTACTAGTCTAAGGTTCTTCGTTGCTCGGTACGTACGGGTACCGAAGGAGTGTCTTAGTGAGTGCACTCCGTAGCGGTCAGGGAGTCCGGCAGTCTTGAGGGCAACCTTGAAGCCGTGCTGTATCGTACGCTTTTGTATGTGGCCTCCGTTGCCGTTAGGGAAGAGGTAGCCGGAGATCTCCATACGCTCTATGTAGGCCTGCAGCAGCTTGACCGTTCGAGGGGCTAAGCGTACAGGTTCCGGAGCGTCAGTCTCTTTACGTGCTTTGCCGTTCTTGATCCAGATAGTAGGGTACTCGGAGACGAGGTCAAGGTCTCGTACGTGCAGAGACGCAACCTCGGAGACGCGGAGACCCGCGTTACTCATAAGCTCTATCTGCAGCTCTCTCGTTATCCAGGTCTTACGCTTTGCAGTGTAGTCAGCAGCTGCTTGCTCGTGTGCTACCTTCTGCAGCCGGTCAACCTCGGACGGAGGCATAAGCTTACTAGCGTTCAGTTCCCACCTCTTGCTACTCATTGTTAGGCCTCCTCTCTCAGAATTAACCAGCCACTAGCGAACGTAGACGCTTCACAGTCACCTACGAACTCGATACGGATACGTACACACTTCGGGGAGCCGGAGCCCATAGGCCACTGATACGTACGGCCGGTAACCTCGATATTGACGGCTAACCAGGTACGGGTACCACAGGTCTGTACGTAGAAGCTTGCCTTATTCCAGTCACTGTCCTGCAGCTTTACTGCTTCGTGGATCTTCCAGGAGTCAACCGTAATAACGTCTCCTACCTTCGGGGTGATCTCTTCTTTTATTGCGTTCCACTTTTCCATTGTCAGCCTCCTTTGTTGTCAGTTCTGACACGGTATATAGCAGGTTCCGTGCCATAGACAACGAGGCACTAGGGGGAACGCTGAGGAACGCTCCCCCTCTAGGCTGTTCTCACTTTGCAGCGGGTACAGGCAAAAAGCGTGCAACGTGTCCTACCCGCTCAGTGTCCTTCCTGAAGCGTCTCTGCCAGTACGGAGACAGCGGTAGAGCCTTCTCTACTTTGTCCGTGTATCCGTAGTCACAGTAGCGGCCGGAGGGCTGCTTCTCAGGCAGGGAGCACACGTACCAGGCCTCGGGGGGCTTGAAGTCCGTACGGTACGCTATACGGGGCTCAGTCTTGCTCGGCTCGTTCCAGGTCATTAGATATCCTCCTTGCTTCTAAAGGTCTTCATCTGTCCTATGATCTCGGGGCCTACTCCTATCTCTGTGGGAGTCTCTTTGCTCCAGTCCGTACCCTCGATACCCTCAAGGAACTGGATCATAGTTACAGCGTCCTTACGAGTCCTGAAGTCACTCTGTACGTGCAGTCCGGAGGCAGTGTGAGTGATACTCCAGGTAGAGTGTACTTTGCCGTCCTTCGTTACAGCTTTGTGAGCTACGAGGGAGGGAGTCTCGTTGAGACCGTACGCGGTTACCTCGTGTGAGACCTCTTCTCCGAACTTTATAGTTACTGTGGTCTTGTACATTACTGTTCCCCCTTACTTGAGTACCAGAGTCCAGCAGCTCAGCGGCTTGAGGTCTCTGTAGGTGACGGTCTTTACAGCAGCGTGCTTGAGCGTCCTGCTCTTACGGGCCTTGAGTGCACGGGCCTTCGTAGCGTACTGTCCGTGTCTCTCCTGATCTACTTTGAGTCTCTTCATTGTTAAGCCTCCTCGTCAAAGAGAACCCTAATGTACTTACGGGTGAAGCCGTACTCAGTCTCTACCTCGTAGCCTTCCACGTTCCAGCCCAGATTAGAGAGACGTTCCAGGCCTTCCGGATACTCGTTAGCGTAGTACTGTGCAGGAACGCGGTTGCCGTGGGAGTCAGTGCTCACAACCCAGATACCTGCTTCAATCTCTACAACGATAACAGAGAGCTTCTGACGGGTGCCGTATGTAGTCATCTTAGTTCTCCTTTTGTTGTCGTTCTGCAGGGGAGTACAGCAGGAAGCGTGCCATAGACAACAGGGAACGATAAGGAGCACTAGGGAAGCGGGGCTCTAGTGCTCCTTTGCAGATTGCAGCGGGGCTATTGCATATCTCTTCGTACGCTCTCTATATCCTCCTTCTCGTACGGCCGGTCTTCTCCTTCGTAGTCTCCGTTAGCTGCTTCGAGTCCTAGCCGGTAGGCCTCCTTCCTGGTGAGCTTGTGTCCACTCCAGAAGCGGAACTCAGCTCCGTTGCTCATTACAGCCTTGTACCAGTAGCCCTTAACCATACCCTTATACGGGTTCTCGTACATTACCACTACGGGCCTCCTCTCGTTCAGCTCGGTACTTCTGCTATTACTAGCAGCTCGTTCCGCTCTGCTTCTTCAATCTTCTTCTGCAGCTCTTCTACGGTTAGCTTCTTCATTGCTTAGCCTCCTTGATACGCTTGTTAACTTCGTTCTTAACGCTCGTGATCTGTCGTAGGTCTCTACGGATACTCTCAGCGTACTTCTCACTGAGGGCCTCCCAGCTGTACCAGCTCCCAGAGTAGCGGGGCAGCTTGTTACGCTCTGCTACCAGCTCGGGCCTTAACCAGCGGGTAACGTGTCTGTAGTCTTCGTACTCAGTCACGGGTACTGCTTCGTGCTCGTTGCGTTCCACCTCTTCTAGCTTTGCCTTCTTGTCAGCCTCGATACGGTCAAGCTCCTTCTTCCAGGCCTCTAGAGCGTCCGTCTTCGGGTACGGCTCGTAGCCTACTCCGAAGCAGTTACCTATAATGAAGCCGTAGCCTGGTCTCTTGTATCCGTGGTTAACCATACGGCCGCTCTTGTCAAGGGCCTGCTCTCTGCAGCAGATCTGACACTCTGCACGGGGCTTCTTGTTCTTGACCGGCTCTACCCAGCCTTCTGCTACGCGGTCTCTACCAGCAGCGGTCAGACTGTAGTACTTCCTCGGTATACTCGTTCCTGTGGGCTCCGTTCGTGACACTTCGAGGTAGCCTGCAGCAACGAACCTCTGTAGGGCCTGGTTCGTGTTGCCCTTTATAGAGTGGATCTGCTTTAGGCTCATCTCCTCGGGCAGTGCTGCTATCTGCTTGAGTATCTCGTACTGTGTCCTGGTCATGACAGCTCCTCCCAGCCGTTACGCTTCAGGTAGTCTACTTTCTCCGTGCAGTCAGCGGGTACCGTGTAGAAGCCGTGCTCACTGTGCTGCAGCGTAGTAATGTCACCCTGGTACAGTATCCAGCTGCCGTCCTTACGGGTCTTGTTCCGGTCTCTGCAGGAGCGTGCAGCCTCAGGCCTGGTAGCAGCAGCGTGCTTCTCTGCTAGCTCGTTGACAGCCTTGCAGCGTCTCTCTTCGTTCTCTGCTACGGTCACTACTGTAGTAACGTTCTGCTTCCTCCGGTTGCCTTTGAGCTTGTAGGTAGCACACGTAGTACCGTAGTGATCTATGCTACCGTCCTCGTGCTCTATCCAGACTACCCGCTTGAGTCCAGTCTTACCACAGCAGGAGCAGTAGTCCTCGTCATCATTAATACCGAGGATACGAGCGTTATACTCTACCGTCTCAACTTCGAGGTTGCTGTACTTGCTGTCTGCTACTGTACCGTCAGCGGTCAGTGTAATAAGGATAGCGTCTCTGTTATCGAAGCTCTTTGACAGCTCGATACGTGCAGTAGAGAAGTTCCCTCCTGCAGTGTCAGCGTGGATACCGGCTACCGTGCCTTTGAAGTTCCAGCTTTGAACTCCGTTGCTGTAGGTGCCTTTGATCTTGTGTCCGTTCTGTAGTTTCATCTTCAGTCTCCTTTGTTGCGTTCTGTTATAATGATAGAGCAAGCTTCGTGCCATAGACTACAGGGTATAATAGGGAGCGTTAAGGAGTGCTACTCCAGGTAGGACAGTGCACTCTGCAGGAGCTGCATTGCAGCCTATAAGGGTACACACTCGTTCCCTTATGCACGTATGGAGAAGTTAGCATACGGACGGGCTTTAGTGGGGTTAGGCTCTCGTTCCCTTATGCGTTCCCTTATGGTAGATTGCACGTACACTCATAAGGGAACGGATATACATAAGGGAACCATAAGGTAACACACATATACACACCCTAACTATAGTAGTAGTATATACTTATACATAAGGGAACGTGTGTGAGTGTGTAGCGTAGTCAGTGAGAGCGTGCACTCTCCCCCAGACCAGGCCTCGGGCTCCCCCCCGCGCCGCATCCTTCCCCATCCTTCCCCGTTGCTCCTCGTTGTTCCTCATCGTTCCTCGTCCTTCCCTGTGGTTCCTGATCGTGCCTCGAAACAATAAGGAACGATAAGCACACCTCGGAGGGCAGGAACTATAAGGAACGTTAAGGAACAGGTTAACGGACTCTGACGAGCTGGCAGTATTTTGCACGCTTCAATAGAAGGGTGTAAAGGACTCGAAGGGGTGAAGGCACAACAGGGTACAACGAGGCAGTATAAGGAACGATAGGGAACACAGCGGTAGCGGAGCTGCAGGGGCTAGGAGATCCGGACAACGAGGAACTATGAGGAAGCACAAGCCCAGCTCTAGGGCAGGCACAACGAGGAACGATAAGGAGCCTTCCCCGTTGTTCCCCGTCGTTCCGCGTCGTGCCTTATTGTTCCGCGTTGTTCCCCGTCGCTCCCGAAAAAGCCCGAGAGTGGCGCGTAGGGTGGCGGGGCCTGCTCAGTCAGCTACGCGGGTAATTTTGTCAAGTGTGTTAACTAACAGGTTAACAGTCAGGCTAACGAACGTACAGACACACGGTCTAGAGCCCGTTCTACGTGTGTACAAAAAAAGAGTTGACGGACTGCCCCACTAACGGGTAAAGTTACATATTATGTAAAGGAGGGCCTCTGTTGTACGCTGCAAGGGGAACGAAGATACAGGTTACAGCTGACGAGGTCAAAGTACGCTACTCGTTCTCGTGGGCTGGCCTCCGTGCCTGGTTCTACCAGAAGTACGTCTGTTCTCATCCTCACTCCTCCCAAAAAGTAAGCACTCTCGTAACGATCAAAGGCAACAGGTCTATACAGCTCTGTCAGGCTTGCGGCTGGGCTCGTATGAGTCCTTCTCATCCTGTGGATATAGCGAAGGATCTAGCAAAGGAGATCTACGAGCCTCTGGGCTACGAGATAGACGAGGGCTCTTTTAAGAAGGCTAAGAACTCACTCAACAGGAGGAGCAATGATAACGATTGAAAGCACGGACGGGTTGACCTTTACCTCTAAGATAGAAGAAGACGGAGAGCAGATGCTTGTAAAGAGTCTCACTATCAAAGGTGAAGCCGGAGACGGTCACTGGTACGTTGAGTATGAGGAGCTGCTACCTACGGAGACAAAGCACGAGGAACCACAGTACCGAACGGTCAAGAAGAAGTGTGTAGTAGCGGGGGGCTTCCGTCTGGAATTAGACGAACTCGAAGAAAAGCCGAGCAGCTAGATATTTTTTTGTAAAAATTTTTTGAAGTATACGGGAGCTGAGTTATTCGAGGTTGCTGCAGGTAGTAGTAATCCTGGAGCGTAAAAGAGTAGAGGGGTCTCAGTGTGAGCCTGAAACATAGCGCAACCTATTCTACCCACGGTAACACCGGCTCCTACGTAACGGACAGCACACCTATTCCACAGTTCAAAGGAGAGACTATGTCACAAGCTCCACGAGACATTAACAAGGTCATACCTAAGATCCTCGAAGCTCTACCGGAGAAGCCGAGAGAGGATGACAAGGAAGCAGTAGAGAAGATCCGTACAGCTCTAGCACGTATAGCAGAGCACGCTCAGTACAAGCCTCCCGAGATGCAGCAGGACAGCTGGACTACCCTTACCTCTATCATACGGGCTACGATCACAGAGCCTCCCTCGAAGCTGGAGCATGACAGCTGGCAGGCAGAGGTAGTGCAGATCTTCACGAAGAAGAGCGTTACCCAGCTCCGTCTTGACGAGCAGGCCTACCATGACGAGCAGGAGCGTAAGCGAAAAGAGAAAGAGTGACTATAGAGCTAGAGCCTCACATAGAGAGTCTATACAAGGTAGAGCCTCCTCTCACTCCTGTAGAGGATGGACACGGCTACTGGGGTGTAATCCTCAGAGACACGAAGCAGGACAAGATACAGTGTCATATCTGTGGTAAGTGGTTCAAGAGGCTTGACAGTCATATAGTCCCAGCTCACGGACTAACTGCTAGAGAATATAGAGTAAAGTTCGGGCTTTCTATGAGACTCCCTCTTGTCTCTAGGTCAATAAGTAAAAAGTTCTCAGACGCTTTACTAGCTGATCCAGACCGTATGCTCCCTAAAAGGGGGAACCTTAAAGGACGGAAGCTAACTAGAAAGCATAGGAGGAGGGTTAGACAGAATACAAAGTACTCTCTTAACTGTGCAGCTACTCTCAATAAGAGGAACGTCTGTGACCAGCAGCTACTACGTAGGTACCATATAGTAGCAGAATATCTCGGTAAGGAGAGCGTTACTTATGAGGAGATGAAGAGAGAAGATCCTACAGCACTACACGCTATGATTAGACGCTTTGGAACGTTCAACAAGTGGAAGAAGACTGTAGGTGTTGAGGCTGGTCACAAGAAGTATACGGATGACTCTCTAACAGCAGCAATAAGAAGAAAGTTCAAGGAGCTGGGCAGACTTCCTACTAGACAAGACTTCGGTAAGAAGAGAGACAAGAGTTACCCTAGTGAGCTTTGTATTATGCGTAGGTTCGGTTCCTGGAACAGAGCACTAGTACTAGCCCTCGGGCTAGATGAACAAAAGGAGACCTAATGCAGATAGAGATTAACACTGACAAGCTCAAGGATCTGCTCACGAAGATGCAGCAGAACTCTGCTATTACCGAGCATGAGCTAGCAGACTACGTGCCTGTGGCAGAGCAGAGAGACGCGGTCATAGGCCTGCTCGTTAACTTCCTCGGGTATGCTACGTACCCTGACCTCAAGCTCTGGAGGAAGCGGGGCTATGATGACAGAGGTATAGGGTTCACTGCTGAAGACCAGAGCAGACTCAAGGCTATGATATCTAAGAAGGGTCATATAGAGCGTACCTGGTTAGGTGAGTGTCTAGACGAGATCATTAACGCGGTAGGTACAGAGGAGTGAATAACGAGTACGTAGAGATAGACTGCACAGTAGCCCACGAGACTGAAGGGGCTATCAAGATCATGACCGGCCGTACTACTTGCTGGATACCGAAGAGTCAGCTACGAGACCAGGTAGAGCAGGTACCCTCTGAGACTGTCATAGAAGTTCCAGAGTGGTTAGCTATCGAGAAGGGGTTAGTATGAAGAACAGTGAAGCACGGCAGCGTATCTGCCCTTTTGCAATGGCAATACTCAATAGAGTAGAGGGGCCTCCTGGTACTCCTGTTGAGCCTAGCTCAGCAGACGCTTACGGCTACCGGAACTGTCAAGGAGATGACTGTATAGCGTGGGAGCGTGAGGAGGGAGGAGATGAGGAGGGCTTCTGCAGAGCGTTCCCTACGTACTTGAAGTATGACCTTGACTCCGTGATTACTTCAGATCCTAAGAGAGACATACTAGAGGTACTGGAGTCCGAAGAGGGTAAGGCTCTAATAAGGAGTATCATTAGTGAGTAGGCCTACGGATCTGCAGAAGCGTATTGCTACCGGCTACGGATCTCCTATGCTCGGTACACGCTGGAAGCTTGAGACTCCAGAGGAACTCTACGAGATGTTAACATACACGGAGCTTCTCAGGGCTTTACGTCTCCAGATGCTTGAGACTCACAAGGGGCAGAGCTTTGCTGTACGTATTGAGAGGGAGGACTACTAGTGAGTGAAGATCTCACTATAAAGACCTGGAGGGATAATGAGCATTGCGGTATTAGGTTCTCAATGTTCCTCCCTGACTTCCGCGTAGCTGCTGTCCGTCTAGATCGTATAGACCGTGCTCTAATCTTCGAGCAGCTACCAGGAGATAAGGAGAGCAAGACTCCCCTAGCAGATCAGCTGCAACGGCTGCAAACTCTCGTATTTAGAATAGAGCAGCAGGAGTACGAGAAAAGGAGGAAGAAGAGTGACGATACTCCCCCCTAACCTAATGGGATTAACCGTGACATTAACAGTAACAGCTGGTAATGTATCACGAGTGTACGCGGCTATGGCCTCGGTACAGACTCACAAAATAGAAGAGATGAGGAGTGCCTTTGAGGTTATGTGGACTACCACTATCGAGGCCTGCAACAATGATGAGGAGCTGATAGGTATAAGAGATGAGGAGCAGGAACGTGAGCCGGAAGAAGGTAGCGGTTGAGTGTACGGTCTGTCATAGAGAGGCTGTACCTATCGAGCTGACGTGCTCTCAACGTAAGTGCCACTCCTCTAGGTTCTGTAGCTATCTCTGTCTGGTTACTCACTTGAAGACTCACATTGACGAGCAGAACAGAGAGCTAGAGAACTACCGTAACTGTAGGTGCACGAGATCCGGCTACAAGCTCTGCCCCGTACACAAGCACGAAGGGATACTATGAGTCTAGCAGATCAGATGAGGCAAGACGCGGAGAGGTTCAGGAAGGATATAGGGCCTGCTCCTGGATACGAAGCCTTCCTAATGAGTGAGGATAACTGGGAGCAGCTGCAGAAGAGGGCTGAGCTTGTCAGACCTAAGACTCTACCTGAGTTCCTCGGTATTGATATCTTCACTCACAGACTAATGACGGACGGTACCATACTCGGGGGAACGAGGAAGCAGATAAGGAAGATCATTGAGTACCTGGACGCTTGCCCTAACGAGGACGCTGCACGTATGCTAGTCCTGCTGTTCAGAGAAGCGGGGCTACGTGAGAAGGAGGACGGTACTCTAGAGCTGAAGGGTAATAGCTTCACTGTGGAGAAGCCTAGTGAGTAAGAGGAACGGAAGAGTACCCGTACCAGACTTCCCAGACTACGAGGTAACGAAGGAAGGCAGAGTATACAAGATACGAGGAGTCTACGCGGGTAACGAGATCAAGTCTCACGTCTCACACCCCTACGGCTACTACAAGATCAAGCTCACGGCTCCCCACGGGGAGCGGGTAGGTATCTGGTTACATAGGCTCGTATGCAGGGCCTTCCACGGGGAGCCTCCGGTCTACAACGATAGAGAGGCTATAGTCAGACACCTAGACGGAGACCCGAGTAACAACGAAGCGGGTAACCTACGCTGGGGAACGAAGGAAGAGAACGAAGCGGATAAAAAGAAGTTCTACGGAGGCTGGTAGTGGGAGGAGTCCGGTCAAGTGGGATACACAGGAAGCGTAAACTACGCTATTCAATTCTTAACGGGCTGGACTCCTCTCTTGACGTTAGGGAGCTACAGTGAACCAGAGAAAAGCTAAGACACTGAGACGAGCTGCTCACATAATGGCAGAGCAGGACAGCATACTACGCGGTAACCCTGCAGCGTACCCTCCGAGGTCTGCAGTGAGGATCTACCGTACGCTCAAGAAGCAGTGTCTACACAACAAGGAACTCTACCAGGCAGTGAGGTTCGTAGTAGCTGCACATAAGGTAGGAGCTGCTAGCAGAGACACTGCAGAGAAGTTTGCTACGCTTGCTCAGAAGAGTAGAGACGTAGCTAAGGCCTTCGGTAACTTGAGACAGCAGATCCGTGAGAGCGGTCAGAGGCCCTCACGTAACCTCGGGGTAGGGGGAGTGCACGGGGCTTCTCCTCCCCGAGGGGATTAGCCGGAGGTTGTGTAAACCTTCGGATTAACAGGAGGCCACTATCAAGGAGGTGAGTCATGACCTGGATCTTTTTGCTTGACTTACTCTGGTGGCTGAGACGCTAATGCTCTAGTTGAGCACACGCGGAGAGGGGGAGTGCTCTTCGTGCTCCCTCTCTACTAACCTAGCAGAGGAGGTGAGCAATGGACTGCAAGCTTATTGACTTGCTTTGGTGGCTGAGACGTAGGTAAGTCTCCCCTGTCCGAGTAAGTCAATGTATCGGGTAGGGAGGGTCTCTCCCCGCTCTCCCTACTCGGTACTATGCTTCAGTTAGGAGACCTAATGACACGAGCACACGCGGGGCTAGCACTACTGCTCCTCCTCGGAGTTCTCCTCCTCAGTATGTGCAGCTCCTCAGAAGAGCCTGTAACAAAGAGCACACCAGTATTAGTCTACGGCTGGGTAGAAGAAGAGCCGGACACGTTCAGCCTTCGAGACAGCACGGGTACTCGGTATCCTGTGGAGTTCAACTATTACCGGCCGGTAGAGGCTGCAATCTACGACACTGACCGTAACGAGTTCCTAGTAAGAGACTCGATACCTGAGACCATAGTAGATACTACTCACCTAACCTTACCGTGAGAGGAGACTCTATGCCTTCTAAGAAGAGAGCTATTACCGTAGTCAAGCTGCCTATTATCATCTCGGGGCAGCACGGGCAGTCTGCACAGAGCGTCAAGCCTGTACACAAGGTCTTTGATATTGACGCTACCCTTGAGGACTTGTTACGGTACGTAGAACGAGTCAGCAAGAAGACTACCTCAGAGATAGTGATTATCTTCGAGGACGAGATACCAGATGCAGGGCTAGACAAGCTGGACGTGATACCAGGCCCAGGAGGAGGTAGACGTTGAGTAAAGAGGCAGAGATTAGACTAGAAGATCTAGTAACACTCTTCAGGCAGATGCTAGCTGAAGGCTCTGTCCAGGCTCCCTCTGTTGAGGTTGTAGCTGGGCTGGAGCGTCACGGTCTGCTTACGTTCAAGGGTATGAGCCCTACACGTATAGCAGAGATAGGGTCATACTGCACGGAACCAGACAGAGACCTTGAGTTCCGAGAGAAGGGTAAGAAGGATCTACTAGCACTCTGCCGAGAGTGTCTAGCTCTTCAAGAAGTAGTACACGAGGCTATACGCTGGAGACTCGGAGTAGTGAAGCCTGGAGTACTAGGTAGTTCCGTTGACAAGTTCCTAGCACGGGAGGAGTAACTATGATCTTCCTCCTGCTAGTAGCACTCGTACCCCTCGTACCTCGTACCAGGCTCTCAGGTAGAGAGCCGGATACGTGCCTAGCACGAGATATCGGGTCTCGGTTAGCGGGTACGTATTCTAGATAAATTCGGGGTATAGAGTGCAGGAGGCAACGTGGTACAACGTACCCACTGCTGAGCCTCCATATTGAAAGAGAGAGCCCCTCTGGGTTACTTGCGCTTACCGGAGGGGCTCTTCTCACGCTCGGAGGTATGTAGGGTGCCTACCGTCCGAGCTTAACCAGGGCCTCAGGGCAGGCCTCAGACATAGGGGTAGGGGAGAAGTAGAGATCTCTCTCAAGCGGAAGGCCTGTACCGAAGACACGAACCATAACGGACTCAAGCTCCGTCAGGGAGAAGTAACCCCACTCGTCACAGTCAGGGCCTAGCTCACCTACGACAAAGCCGAAGCACTCACGGGTAACAGGGTCATACTCGGTAGCGAACCAGGTAGAGCGGCCGTAGGGGTTGAAGTACTTTGCAATAACGATAGGGTCTGCAACGTCTTCTTGACGGCCGGTCTTCTGGAACTTCCGCTCTAGCTCTTTGGTCATCATCTTAGTTCTTTTCATCTCGGGCCTCCTTTGTTAACGTTCTGACCATAGCTACAGCATAAGCTGTGCCAGTGCCTGAACGCGGAGCCCCGTTCCCTATCGTTCCTCGTTGCGTACTGCTTCTCGGATCTCGTCTCCTATTTTGCATATCTCAGGTTGCAAAAAAGCAGGGAGCCTCTGTGGTTCCCCTATCGGCTGCTCACAGCCACAGGAGCAGTAGCCTTCGTACTGGCCTGCACGCTTGCTGACGGGCAGCTGCATAGTTACTGAGATATGATGACCGGCTGAGATCTCGTCTGATACCCAGACGGCTAGCTCCTCGTTGTCTGTCTGGAAGGAGTAGTAGTCTCCTTCGTGTCTCCACTGTACCTCGTGGAGCTTTCCTCTTTTCATTGTATAGGGCATAGTTAGTCCTCCTTGACTGGGGTTAGACTAGCACGGGTAAAGAGGTTCTCTACTTTGCCTGCTCCTCTCTTGTACTCCACTCGGTAGAGAGGATCACTACCCTTCAGGTAGAGAGGCCCCTCAGTTACCACACCTCTGTACTTTGTAGTCCCTATTGTTAGCCTTACCTCTGTTCCTGGTCTTAGTGTGGTCACTACTCTTCCACCTCCAGTATATGAACGGAGACAGAACGTATACCGAGGGTCTCTGCAGCTGAAGGCTTCTCGTCTCCTCCTGGTACCTTCTCCCTCCTGGTTATCTTGTCAGTGTACCTCTTGAGCTTCTCCTCACTCTTGAAAGCCTGGAGAGCAAAACGCTCTCCGTTAGGCATATCAGCGTATACAACGTGGATCTTCATTGCTCCTCCTTTGTTAGAACTCCACTTTAGCTCGGGTAATAATGGTCTGCTTCTCGTCACGGTAGGTCTCGTGCTTCTTGACCGTGAAGGAGATCTGCACGGACAGAGGCAGCTTGTCAATGTTAAGGCCTCTGATCCAGGTAGTAGAGAACCAGGTCAAGCGGTTGCCGTTCTCGTCACGGAACACGTACAGAGTCTTCGTACCCCATTGAGTCTCTCCCAGCTCCTTGAAGAACTCCAGAGTAGCGGTAACGTTCTTGAAGCGTTCTCCCTCGGTACCTACGAAGTCAGACGCTGCCTTCTTCTCTGCAATCTCTCGGGCCTTAGCGTCTATGTCATCCTGCCAGCTGGGGAGCTTGTCAGTAATCAGGCTCCACTGTGCCTCGGACAGCTCACCCTTGTTCAGGTAGCTGGTAACGAGGTCATGAGCAATACCCATAGGAACGTTGTTAGCTGGTAGCGTAACGTGCTCGGGCATATCTTCAAGGTTCCAGCCGTAACGATCTGCAAGAGCCTTGATACGCGGGTCAGCATCCTTAGCACGGCTGTTCTTCTCTTCCTTCTTCTGGGCTTCGAGGATAGGAGCACGGTAGGCCTTGCGGTCTGCAGCCTGCTCTCTCTTGACGTACTTATCAATGCTAACGGGGAGCTTACCGAACGTGTCTGCTGTACGTCCTTCCCAGCAGTACTTACGGCAGCGTCCTACGGGTATCATTGACGAGGGGTAGTTACCTGTTCCTCCACAGTTCCAGCAGGTAACCCAGACGTACTCTACTCCGTCAGTAGCTTTCCTGATAACCGCGTCCTTGAGGATCTCCTCACGGGTACGGACTGCTTCAGCAGGAACCTTGATACGCTTGCTGTTCATTATCGCACCTCCGGATTAACGCTCGGACGGTTGACGCGGCTACGATCAAAGTCTACGATATCGAGCTTTCCAGGCTTCTGCTCTTCGTAGGTGACTGTGGTAACGTTCCACAGGTTCTCCAGCTCTTCTCTCTTCTTGTTGTCGTTCGTTGTCTTCATCTCGGGTCTCCTTTGTTTGTCGTTCTGATATGGGTTATAGCAATGCCTGTGCCAAAGGCTCAGAGGGTACCAGGGCTCCCCGTTGTTCCCTGTGGTTCCCTGTGATCGAGGACAAAAAGAGAAGGCAAGCACTCACTTTGCACTTGCCTTCTCGGGGTAGCCTATCTGCTTGACAACAAAGGAGATAGAACGTTGCAGATTTAGCTACCTTGTATCCTCTTTTGCACGAACTCACGGTACTTCCGGTCAACCTCGGTATACAGCTCCCAGACCTTGACCGCGTCCGTGTCCGTTCTCCGGAGAGGACAGTTACGGTAGTGCTCTCTCCAGGTATGTAACCAGCTCTCTACCTCAACGAACTGCACAGAGGGTCTGCCGTTCGTGGGGTTATGGTAGGTGAACTGTCCGTAGTCATACGCTGCCCCTTCCCAGACCTCAAGTGTATAGTTCCCTCGGGTAACCTTGATCTCCGGAGAGGTCTTCTCCCACCTATGACCGGCTATCCAGTTTGCAATGAGGAGCTGCAGCTCTGCACTGCTTAGGGCCTCCTCGTACTCCTTGCGTTCTTTGTATCTGTACTTCTTCCGGCTCATGATCGTTCCTCCTCGTTCCTCGTTATTCCGTGAAAGTCTGGAAGGAGCAGCTAGGCTTGCTGTCATCCTTGCGGAACCCTTCTGCTCCGAACTGCTCACACTGGAACCAGCCTGCCATAGAGTTATTATGACGGAGGCCCGAACCACACTGAGGGCAGACACCAGAGGCTACTATCTTACGAGCCTCTGCTACCCGCTCGTCTCTACGCTTCTTGTCACAGGCCTTGCAGTGATTAGCAAAGCGGCTCTTTACTTTCCCACACTCACAGCGGCTCTTTTTGGTAGTGGTCTTCATTGTAGGTCTCCTTTGTTGAAGGTTAGTGTTGTCGTTCTACTGTGCTCTATAGCAATGCCTGTGCCAAACTAGCCCCACTAAAGTATTGTTGAAAGTAAAGGAGTTACGAGACCGTACACTTTTACATATTTTGTAATTCTAGTGCATAATGCGAGATACCCCTTGCAATCTAAGAAGTTTTGTGCTTGACGGGTTCTCAGATAGTAGAGTAGGTTGCCTTCGAGATGAGTACAAAAACTCCAGCAAAAAAAGTACGGGTTGCTGACGTTAAGAAGCTTGCAGCTATGCAGTGTACACTGCTGGAGATTGCAGGCTTTCTCGGTATCAGGGAGCACACGCTCAAAAGGCTGAAGGCTACTGACGAGAGAATACGTAAGGCAATCGAAGAAGGGAAGCAGCTAGGTAAGATCAGTCTACGTCGTAAGCAGTGGAGGCTAGCTACTGTTAATCCTTCAATGGCAATACACCTCGGTAAGCACTACCTAGACCAGAAGGACGTACAGAAGCACGAGCACACGGGGCCTGACGGAGGGCCTATAGAGACAGTAGACGTAAGCAAGCTTAGCAAGGCTGAACGTAATGAACTACGGAGACTCCTCGATAGAGCGGCTGGATCTGGGCAGGCTTAGAGATGACCTAGACCGTGCAGACTCTGAAGAAAGTTTACGGAGTTTCATTGAGCTGGCGTGGCCTATCCTGGAGCCTGGTAGACGCTTTGTACCAGGCTGGCATATTGACGCTATATGTGACCACTTAGAAGCTGTCAGTAGAGGAGAGATAACACGTCTGCTTATCAATGTTCCTCCAGGTTGTATGAAGTCCCTCACGGTAGACGTATTCTGGCCTGCTTGGGAGTGGGGGCCTTTTAACCGTCCAGATCTCCGCTACGTATGTGCCTCCTACTCTGAAGCCCTCACTATCCGAGACAATAGACGCTGTCGTAATATCTTCCGCTCCGAGTGGTACCGTAGACTCTGGGGAGACCGCTTCTATATTGTAGAAGACCAGGACACGAAGACAAAGTATGAGAACAACTGTACAGGCTTCAAGATTGCTACCTCTGTAGGAGGCCTCGGTACTGGTGAGCGTGGAGACCGCTTCATTATAGATGACCCTCACAACGTACGAGACATAGAGTCTGACGCTAAAAGGGAAGCCGTTATAATGTGGTTCGAGGAGACCGTACCTACCCGTGTTAACGAGCCCCTTAACTCTGCCATAATTGCCATAATGCAGCGTGCTCACGAGAGAGACGTAGCAGGAGTCATCCTCAAGAAGGAGCTAGGCTATGAGCACTTGAGGCTACCTATGGAGTACGAGCCTCAGGATAGGTGCACTACTTCTATAGGCTTCAAAGATCCTAGAACGAAGGAGGACGAGCTGCTCTGGCCTGAGCGTATGCCTCAGGAGGTAGTAGAGAGAGACAAGCAAGCAATGACAGAGTATGCAGTAGCTGCTCAGTTCCAGCAAAGACCTGCTCCTCGTGGAGGGGGAATGTTCAAGCGTGAGTGGTTCGAGGATAACATAGTTGACGAGGTACCAGAAGAAGGTAAGGACTGCAGAGCGTGGGATCTTGCGGGTACAGAGACTATTACTGCAGCCTTTACCTGTGGAGTGAAGATGAGACGTACTCTGGACGGTACCTATTATATCATTGACGTTGTAAGAGAACGGCTAGACGCTGCAGACGTTCCTAACTTGCTAAAGGCTGTTGCTGCTCAAGACGGTATTTACTGTAGGCAGGATCTACCTCAAGACCCTGGACAGGCAGGTAAGTTCCAGGTTCGGTACTTAGTGAAGCAGCTTGCAGGCTACGTAGTGAACTTCTCCCCCGAGAGTGGCAGCAAGACTCAGAGAGCAGAGCCCCTAGCCTCTCAAGCTAAGGCAGGTAATGTGAAGCTTCTTCGTGCAGAGTGGAACGACACTCTACTAGCTGAGCTTTGTAAGTTCCCCTTCAGTGAGTTCAAAGATCAGACAGACGCTGCTAGTAGAGCGTTCAAGAACCTTACCCCTACTGTGGAGGAAGAGTACATACCTGGAACTCCGGAGGCAATACAGATCAATGCGTAACCTATTCAAAAAGATAACGGACATACGTAGACCTGCTGTCCCTGACGTTGACAAGCCCGTTAAGCCTACGGAGACTGTAGGAGAGGGAGGGACTGCAATATACTCCGGCTATATTCAGCCGAAGGAGAAGAGTACAGACTTAACAGGACAGCAACGCTGGATAACGTTCTCTGAGATCCTGGTTAACGTTGCGATAGTGGGAGCTGGTGTACGTTACTTCCTTAACCTGGTAGGTAAGGCAGGCTGGAAAGTACAACCGTCAGACCCGAAGAACCCCGAAGCAGTAGAGATAGCAAAGAAGATAGAGGATATCCTCTATGATATGGATACTCCGTGGATACGTGTAGTTCGTAGAGCAGCTATGTACAGGTTCTACGGGTTCTCTATTCAAGAGTGGACAGCAAAGCTACGAGATGACGGGGTACTAGCACTCAAAGATATAGAGCCCCGTCCACAGCCTACTATTGAACGCTGGGATACAGACGAGACGGGTAAGGTTATAGGTGTAGTACAAAGATCTGTACAGAGTCAGAAGGAGATCTACATACCTCGTAGCAAGTGTGTCTATATGGTAGATGACAGTATCAGTGACAGCCCCGAGGGACTAGGGCTCTTCCGTCACATTACCCCTCATGCTAAGCGGCTAATGAGGTATGAGCAGCTAGAGGGTATAGGATACGAGACAGACCTACGCGGTATACCTGTACTCAAGGCTCCGCTTGCCTTCCTGCAAAGACTCGTTGACGAGAAGAAGATAACTCCACAGACAAAGGCACAGATAGAGCAGCCTCTCCGAGACTTCATAACTAACCACGTACGAGGCCCTGAGACTGGGCTACTCCTGGACTCTGTACCGTATCGAACTACAGACGAGAAGGGTACTCCGAGTTCTGTACAACAGTTTATGGTAGATCTTCTCCGAGGAGACGCGGCCGGACTCAGTGAGATTGCAGATGCAATACGGAGACTCATTAGCTCTATAGCTCAGATCCTCGGGGTAGAGCACTTGCTGCTAGGGCAGACGGGGGATAGAGGCTCCTTTGCTCTTGCTCGTGACAAAACACAGAACTTCTTCCTTATAGTTGACTCTGTTCTACGTGAGCTGGGGGAGACTCTGGAGAAGGACGTAGTACTACGAGTCTTCGAGTTGAACGGATGGAACCAGGAGCTACTACCTACACTCAAGCCGGAGCCTATCAAGTTCCGTGACATTGAGCAGCTTGCTACTGTTCTCCGTGACCTTGCTCAAGCTGGGGCTCCTCTACTTCCAGATGACCCTGCTATCAATGAGATAAGAGACCTCCTCGGGTTGCCTCGTATTGATGACTCACTCCTTGCAGCAGATGCAGCACTCCTGGAGGCTACCGAGCCTACCCCAGAGGATCTCCCCGAGGAAGGAGAGGAGATGTAATGGCACTAGTCAAAGGTACAAACTCCTACCAGGATGCAGCAGACGCTCTAGCCTATCACGGGGATAGGATAACGTCTGCACGCTGGACTGCAGTAGTTACGGCCGGTCTCAATGAACTTGCTCTAGTCTCTGCTACTTCCTGGTTAGACCGTCAGATCTGGTTAGGTTCAAAGGCTGGAGATCCTCAACCTTTAGAGTGGCCTCGTACAGGTATTACAGATCCGTACGGTAACCCTGTAGACAGCGGCTCCGTTCCCTCTTTTATAGAGTATGCTACTAACGAGCTTGCTTTATACCTCGGGGAAGACGGAGAGCTACAAGAGCAGCAGAACCAGGGAGACAATACAAAGAGACTGAAGGCAGGCTCAGCAGAGATAGAGTTCTTCTTTGACTCCAGGACTATCAATGGTAATACCTTCCCTGTGGTAGTTATGGAGCTTGTAGGGTACTACCTCTCCGGCTCGTCTGGTATCAGTCCTCCTTTTGCCTCGGGTACTGATTACTCCCCTCAGTTAACTGGAGAGGATGAAGACGGAGACGTAGTAGACAACTGGGGCCTTAATCGAGGTTACTAATGCCTGATATCTTCAAGAAGGATATAGCGGGGAAGATCAATAACAAGCTAGGCCCTCTTGTCTTTGATTACACACTGCACGTAGTAACCGAGGGTACCCGAGGGGCTAACCTTACTGGAGGTACGAACCCTACGGAGACGGATCACACAGTCAAAGGCTTTGTAGATGACTACAGAGACAGAGAGATAGACGGAACAATAATACAAAGAGGAGACCGTAAGATAACGCTCCTCGGGGGCTCTCTTCCGTCTGGTGTGGTACCGAAGGTACAGGATAAGGTAACTGCAGAAGGTATCAAGTGGACTATCGTTAACGTTATGAGAGATCCAGCAGGAGCTACGTACGAGTGTCAGAGCCGTGTATAGCAGAAGGTAATACGGTAAGAGTCTACAAGGCTGGCAGGCTAGTAGACCCTGCTGCACGTATTAACCAGTTAGTTGACAAGTGGGAACGTGTGCTAAAGACACGCTTCCTCGTTATGGTCTCGAAGATCAAGGAGACTGCCCTACAAGAGATCGTAGCTCTACTTGAGACGGGGCAGGTTAACCAGGCAATACAGCTAGCAGAGGTACACGTAGCACGCTTTGCTACTCAGGTTAACGCTTCCTTTATAAACGCTGGAGAGAGTACAGCACAGTTCCTAGAGAACGGGCTTAACCAGGTCATTGACTTTGACCCTGTCAATACTAGGGCTGTCCGTAGGATGCAGGAGAGTAAGCTAAGGCTTATACGTGAGTTCACAGATGAGCAGAGACGAGCAACGAGGCAGGCTCTTACTCGTGGGATAGAAGAGGGGGCTAACCCAGTACAGCAGGCTAGGGCTTTCAGGGACTCCATAGGATTAACACAACGGCAGGAAGCAGCTGTAGCAAACTACCGAAGACTCTTACAGCAGAATGATGCTAGAGCCCTTGAGCGTAACCTACGAGATCACAGGTATGACAGAACGGTAGAACGTGCTATACGAGAGGAGAGACCTCTAGGTAGGGCTCAGATAGAGAAGATGACACAGCGGTACAGACAACGCTATATAAAGTACCGTAGTGAAGTAATAGGACGTACCGAGGCTCTACGTTCAGTGCACGAGGGTACGGACGAGATGTACCGACAGGCAATAGATGCAGGACGTATACAGGCTCAAAAAATTAAAAGGTTCTGGATTATTGCTGGAGATGACCGTATGCGTGAGAGTCACGATACTATGCAGGTAGTAGAGGTTATAGGAATGGAAGAGCCTTTTATAAGTGGAAAAGGTAACTTTCTCAGGTTCCCTGGAGATCCTGCTGCTCCTAGTACTGAAACTATCCAGTGTAGGTGTGCAGTCACTACGGTTATACAGCTGTAACAAAGGAGAAGAGTCATGAGTCACAAGAGAAAAGGGAGTGCTATATATGAGCATCTGCAGGTAGGTAAGCGTCCTGTAGAGACTCCTTCGGAGCTGGTGTACGTGTCAACTCTGGCAAAGAATAGACAGCAGCTAGCTGGGGCCTTTATGCAGGAGCAGCTAATCTTTGAGAGTGCTTCTCTCACAGTAGTAGACTCCGGAGGAGCTAGCGGAGGCTGGGTCTCTGAGAAGATCCTTACCCCTCCCTCCAGGTATGTAGGTCTAGCTGGGTTCCTGGAAGTAGAAGTAGAGTCCGTGGGAGCCGGTATAGCATCTGACGGCGACGTGTACTTTGGGGTAGGCTCAGCTGCTGCTACTGCTGGATCACTGTCAGGCACTTCAGTAGACCTCGTTGTAGTTAACACCGTGAGCCTTACTGCTGGAGCTGGAGGGCCTCAGGCTGTAGTAGGGCCTCTAATTCCTAAGTATGTGGATATCACGTCTACCCCTGATATCTACTTTAGTGTAGGGGTTGCAGATGCAGACATATCAGCGGACGCGGCCGTAACGTTCAATGCAACCGTACGGCTGTTCCTGCTGGATCTAGCGGGAGCGTAAACAATGAAGAAGCAGAAGAGCTTTAGGCCTCCACAGGTTGTACGAGACACAGTAAGCAAGGCAAGAGAGACCAGCTCTGCAGAGGTAGAGGTTGACTTCTCAAAGCAGGACTACGTACCCGTAACAGAGGTACAGAAGGCTCACGCTTACTTGTCAAAGAATAGGTATGCCTTCCGTCCGGATCTGCAGAAGGACGAAGCTACTACGGAGTGGTTACTACGAGGAGGTATGTCTGCTCTTCGCTGGTCTCGTAGAATCCTCCGTCAAGAAGGTATGCTCAAGGCTGCAACGTCTGGGGAGTTCGAGCTACCCCAGAGTATTGACCTGCAGCTAGGGCCTGAGATCTTCGCTGGTGTGGTTAAGGCTGAGTGTGACGAGGTAGCTACTCAGATGGAGCAAGCAGGGCTCTCCTCCTCGTGTGTACCTGTGGAGGGAGGAACGCTCGTGCTGTTCCCTGCAGAGGTTGCGCTATTTAAGGATGACGGGCTCAAGCTTTATGACGAGGATCTAGACGAGGTGTACGAGCTGAGCCCTACCACTAATCCTGACGAGGTCTTCAAGGCTGACTATGACGCTACTATAATGATAGAGGAGAGCAAGTCAAAAGTACGCTCTATCCTCAAAGCGTCTCACGGTAATACAGCGTACTCCTCCCTCACTGTTGACGGCTCGGTAAGTATAGGAGATCTCTCTATAGATGACCTATACCTACTGAGGACTGAAGATACCTCCGAACTAGAAGCACAGGTAATAAAGGTTGACGAGGAGCTAGGGCTAGTCTTTGGCTGGGCTGTTATCTGTGCTATTGATGATGAGCCTTACTATGACGTGCAAAAAGACCACGTACCTGAGGATGACCTCATAGAGCCCTCTATGGACTTTATGCTCAACAGCAGAGTGCAGGGAGATATGCACGCTCGTACAGAAGAAGGGGAAGTAGTAGACAAGGGTACAGTAGTCTTCTGCTTTCCTATGACAAGGGAGGTAGCTAAGGCCTTCGGTATCCAGACACGAGTTACGGGGCTTATGATTGCTATTAAGCCTGATACCCCAGAGATCCTACAGAAGTTCAAGGACGGAGACTATACGGGGTTCTCTATCGGGGGCTCTCGTGATACACGCTATGACGAGGAGGCAGACTAATGGCCTACAAAGGAGATACCTCAAAAAAAGGTAAAATGCGGAAGTTCCGTATTAAAGAGATCAGCCCCGTTGACCGTCCGGCTATGCAGGGAGCCCTTGCTGTGCTTATGAAGAGTGTTGACGAGTCCGAGCTGGTCAAGGTAACTTTTGCCGAAGCTTTAACGGAGCTGAAGCTTGAGGACAGCATACACGAGATCCTGTCCGAGCAGTTCAAACTCAATGAAGCTCTCCGTATGAGTGTACGGAGTATCGTTGAGGACAAGGAGACCTACCCTAACCCTGTGGAGGCAGTGAAGCAGTCTCTACAGGAGTTTGCTACTGCTGTTAATGGTATGATCTCTGACGCTACAGAAGGCCTCGGAGATGACGAAGCAGCAGAGAAAGCAGACAAGCCCACGAAGACGGAAGGCGGTAGCAAGTTTTTTGCGAGTGATTACGCTTACGTGCCTGACGCTCAGAAGCCTTCTACGTGGAAGCTTCGCCTAACTAACACCCCTGGCGGTAGCCCTGACCCTCGTATAGTAGGGGCTGCTGTTGCGGCTTTGGGGCCTGGTTTCAGAGGGCAGAAGGTACAGCTACCCTCAAAAGACCGCGCTGCTGTTATCCGTCGTGTAAGGTCTGCCTGGTTAAAGGCGAACCCAAAGAAGACGAGGGAAGACCTACCCTCGGTACTAAAATCAGAAGACAACGGAGGAAAGAAGATGAGCAAAGACAACACCCCTACCGTTGAGGAGCTGGCAGAGGATCTCAAGAAGGTTAACGCTGAGCTTGAGACTCAGAAGAAGTACGGTGAACTCAACGACGCGGAGAAGGCTCACTACGCTAAGCTCGGAGAAGACGAGCAAGCAGCGTTCCTCGATAAGTCAGGAGACGAGCGGGGTAAGATCCTTGCAAAAGCTCAAGAGGCTGATGCAGTGGTCTACACTTCGGATGACGGTACGGAGTACCGTAAGTCCGATGACCCGAGGCTCGTTGCTATGGCAAAGGAGAGGGACGAAGACCGGAAGGCTCTGCAGTCTGTCACAGAGAAGCTGGACGGAGCAGAGTACGAGAAGAGAGCGTCCGAGGATCTCAAGAGCCTGCCTGGTGAGCAGACCGTCAAGGTTGCTGTTCTCAGGGCAGTGGACGGTATCAAGGACGAGGAGACCAGGAAAGCGGCTCACGAGATGCTCAAGAGCCACAACTCTGCAATGGAAGAAGCCCAGACTACGAAGGGTACGAAGGACGCTACCATTATGGACGCGGAGCAGGAACTTGACAAAATGGCAAAAGACTACTCGAAGGAACACGAGTGCTCGTACGCTACAGCGTATGACGAAGTCTGCAAGACTGAGAGAGGTAAGGAACTGTACGAGCAGACAGTAAGCAAGTAGTCTGCTCCTTCTCTTCGTCAACTAACTTGAAACAACAACCCCGTTAATACGGAGGTGAACAATGTCAACAGAAGAGAGACTCCTCACAGTCACAGAGGAAGCCGGAGTAGATCTCTCCTCGTCACAGTATCTCTTTGTCAAAATGTCCTCGGACGGGCAGATTGACCCTTGCGATACTGCAGGGGAGGACGCTTACGGAGTTCTCCAGAATGACCCTGACGCGGCTGGTAAAGCAGCTACGGTTGCGTGGGGAGGGGTAAGCAAGATCGTTCTCGGAGCTACGCTGAGCCCTGGTGCAAAGGTTCAGACGGATGCTAACGGGAAAGCTGCTGCTGCTGTAAGTGGGGATCACGTCCTCGGTACCCTCCGAGTAGGAGGAGACGCGGACGAGATCGGAGAGATCCTTCTAGCTTCTCATCACATTGTAGCCTAGTCTACTTCTGTGGTGTTGTTAACTAGAGGATTAACCTTTAACCTTGAATACAAGGAAGGTGAGAGATGAATCCGACACCAGGAGATGTGCACGTAAACACACCTCTTACTAACATCTCGGTTGCCTTTCTGCAGCGGCAAGCAGCCTTTATTGCAGACCAGGTATTCCCTAACATTCCCGTTCCGAAGCAATCGGATAGGTACTACACCTATGATCGTGGAATGTTCAACCGAGATCAGATGAGGAAGCGTGCTCCAGGTACAGAGAGTGCGGGTATCCACTACACGGTAGACAACACACCTACGTACTTCGCTGACGTATGGGCTGTCCATCATGACATACCAGACCAGCGGAGAGCTAACGCGGACAGTGTGCTTGACCCTGACCGTGAAGCCTCGGAGCTGGTGACTCACCAGGCCCTCGTTAAGAGGGAGAAAGAGTGGGTAACGAACTACTTCGTTACTGGCGTATGGACTGGAGAGGTGGAGGGTGTAGCTGCTGCACCAGGAGCAGGTCAGATCCTGCAATGGGATGCAGCTAACTCTACTCCTATCGAGGACGTACGTACAGGAGTTCGGACTGTCCTAGCGTCTACGGGATATAAGCCTAATACCCTGGTTCTGGGGTATGACGTTTACAATATCCTCATAGACCATCCGGACATTGTAGACCGTGTCAAGTACGGGCAGACAGCTCCAGGCCCTGCTATGGTAGACACGTCCGAGCTGGCAGCTGTTCTCAAGATACCTCGTGTCCTTATAGCAGAGGCTATCGAGAACACAGCTGCAGAAGGAGCTACTAACGCTCATGACTTCATACTGGGTAAGAACGCTCTGCTTTGCTACAGCACTCCTACCCCTGGAATCATGACACCTACGGCCGGTTATACATTCTCGTGGACAGGCATGGTAGGCCTGACTAACGCGGGTATGCGTATCAAGCGGTTCCGCATTGAGAAGGAGAGTTCAGACCGTGTCGAGATGGAGATGGCCTTTGACCATAAGCTCGTCTCTGCTGACCTCGGTTACTTCTTCTTGACTGTGGTAAGCTAGGCCACAAGTAAGGAGGCTGTCAGGCTATGCCTAGAGAAGAAAGACAGCCCTTCGGCTACGGTGAGTACACTGTCTGGAAGAAGTTCAGATTCTCTGGAAGAGACTTTACTCCAGGCAGTGACTTCCCGTGGCGTCAAATAGGTTGCTCAAAGAGGAAGCTTCTTCAACTCTACGAGCAGCGTTACGTTGAGCCGAAGGGTCAAGCGATACCAGCAGACTACGAGGAGACTCCTGTTACGGCAAAGACTGAAGAGCCTGAAGCCTTCGTCTTTGACCCTGACGTACACACGATTGACAACCCCGAGCGTGGGGAGTGGTACATAATGAGGGGCAAGAAAGCTCTTCTGCAGATCACTCTCAAGGAGGCTCGTAGGCTGGAGAAGAGGGTTACAGCTGACGAGGTACGTATTGAAGAGATCGTACCTGACGAGGAGACCGGAGAGGAAGACTAGTGCCTGCACAGTCTGCACTGATAGCAGCAAGACTGAAGCAAGTAGTATCCAAGCTGGTTACTAAAATCAGTCTTGACGTTACAGACGGGCTGGTAAGACGGACACCAGTTGACGTAGGCTGGGCTCGTGCAAACTGGATACCTAGTATAGGTTCTCCTATCGAAGCTCCTGCAGGAGACAGAGAAGCAGTTAACACTGGGCCTCAACAGGCAGGAATGGCACAGCTAACACAGTATAGACTAGGTGACGGGGCTGTATTCATTACGAATAATGTTCCGTACATTGTACGTCTAAATGCTGGTAGCTCTACCCAAGCTCCTGCAGGGTTCGTAGAGGCAGAGATTGACGCTGCACTCAAAAAGTCTGAAGGAGATATCTTCGTATGACACTGCCTAATGATGCAAGGCAGACAGTTTACAGCACGTTCAAGACGGGCTGGGAAGTAGCGTACCCTGCAGTCCCTTTTGTCTTTGACAATGAGACCAAAGACACGAAGGGCCTAGATGAGTGGGTACGTGTAATAGTTCGTCACACGTCTGGAGGACAGGACTCTCTAGGAGCGGTAGGTAATCGAAGGTATGAGCGTCGAGGGCTTGTGCTTATCCAGCTCTATGCTGCCGTTAACAGAGGTCTCCTACGGCTAGACGAGTTAGCTAACACAGCCCTCGGCCTCTTTGAAGGCAAGACAATAGATCAGGTATTCTTTTACGACGCTAGACAGCAAGAGGCTCCTCCTGAGGGGCAGTGGGCTAGAGTCAACGTCATAGTAGAGTTCGTCTATGACGAAATTAAGTAGGAGGTTAACCTATGGCAAGGGTATCAACGAACAAGGTTGCCCTAGCGTATGCCAAAGAGGAGACCATAGGGGTACTCCCCACTACCCCTCAATGGAAGACGCTAGAGCCTAACGATATTACTTCCTTCGGAGCTACGATCACAACAGTAACGAGGGAGCCGATATCAAAGGACAGGCAGAGAAGGAAGGGAACCATAACAGATCTAGAGAGCCCCGTAGAGTTCGAGGCAGATCTGACTATGGAGCACGTTCTAGACTTCCTGTCTAACTTCATTATGGCAGACTTCTCCGGTACTGAGCCGTGGGGTGAGTATCAGACGGAGCAGGTTACTGCCGTAGTAGCTGCTACCAGTGACTACACAGTAACAGCAGACGGAGCACTTGCAGAGGGTACGCTCGTGTACGCTCGGGGCTTCACGAACGCGGCTAACAACGGTCTCAAGACTGTTGCTGCTGGTTCCACAGCTACGAACGTACGAGTAGAGGAGACGCTTGTTGAAGAGTCTTCCCCTCCTGCTGGGGCTCGTCTCTCCGTGTGTGGTTTCGAGGGAGCAACAGGAGACCTCGGTATCACTGCAGGAGGTGACTTAGACAGTACCCCTACTACAGGTCTGGACTTCACTACTCTAGGCCTTACAGTAGGTCAAGTCATCTGGATAGGTGGAACGGAGACGGCTAACCGCTTTGCAGAGGATATCACGAACCAGACTAACAGAGGCTGGGCTCGTGTCACAGCTATTGCTACGAACCTGCTCTCTCTTGACAAAAAGAGTACTGTCTACGCTGTAGATGACGGAGCCGGTAAGGATATACATATCTACTTTGGACGCTTCCTCCGGAACGTTCCTGTAGATGATGCTCTTTACCTGGAAGAGTCTCTGCAGTTTGAGGGAGCGTATGAGGATCTCGGAGGACTCGGTACCCCTGAGTATGAGTACGCAAAAGGGAACTACTGTAACCAGTTTACTTTTAATCTCCCTCTGACGGACAAGGCTACAGCTAGCTTCGGCTTTGTGGGTACTGATACAGAGCCTCCGAGTACAACCCGTGCTACGGGAGCTGATACCCCTCTTGACCCTGTACAGACGGTAGCCTTTAACACGTCTGCTGATATTGCACGGCTTAGGATCATTGAGCTTGACGAGACTGGTATAACCAGCTGCTTCAAGTCTCTGACCCTGACCCTTAACAACAATATCAGCCCTATTAAGTGTCTGGGTGTTTTAGGGGCTCAGGCTCACAACGTAGGACAGTTCTACGTTGACGTAGAGGCACAGCTGCTCTTTACGGACTCTCGGGTATCCTCTGCTGTGAGGAACAACACTACACTAGCTCTGGACTTCTCTCTCAGGAATGATGACGGAGCTATCTTTGTAGACGTTCCTTCTATGACAATGGGAGGAGGAGACAAGGAGTTCCCTGCTAATGAGAGTGTGCTCATTAACTCTAGTGTCTCACTCTTTCCGTACGCTCCTGCAGCCTAACGGAGAAGTGAGTTACACAGGCTCTCAAGTAGCGTGAGAGTACTAACAAAAGGAGACCTATAATGGGTAAGTATAGTTACCTAAAAAAGAAGGAGCCTAAGGCTGTTGTTCCTTATGTCATAGAGCATCTCGAAGGAGAGCCTACCTTAATGGTAGCTTGTGCCTTTGGAGCTAATAAGGACTACTTCAATGCTCTGCTCCGTAGAAGGAGAAAAGGCCCTGCTAAGCTGACTCCTAAGAAGCTGTCTCAGAAGATTGAGGAGCAGACCATTGAAGACATAAGGAATGATGACAAGGTACTCTATCCTCGTCACGTTATCAAGGGCTGGGAGAACGTGCTAGACAATGACGGTAACGAGGTTACGTTCTCTGTGGAAGAAGCAGAAGAGTACCTAGAAGATCTTCCGGACTGGATCTTTGACGAGATCAGGGTATTTTGTGTATTCCTTGCTGAGGATATTCCGGATGAGGAGGAGACCTCAAAAAACTAGCGGAGCGTCTACAGTGGGAGCTTGATTACTATGAGAAGGGGTTCCAGGTTGCGGTACACATTGAGAGAGGCTTACCGTTACCTGACTGGGCTCTCAATGAACCTTTTCTCTATCCTGGAGACCAGTTCTACTTAGACGCTTTCTGGGAACTGAGTACTTGCCGTCCGTATGGAATGTCCTTAGGGCCTATACCGTGGAGAGACATTGTCTACTACGCTAGGTACTTTGAGCTAGACGAGGATCTACTACCTCTCTTCGTGAGGGTAATACGGGCAATGGACAGCGTGTATCTAGAGTGGAAGAGGAAGCAGGCTAAGAGTGGCTGACTTCTTTATACGTGTAAAGGTTGACCCTACTCAAGCAGTAGCTGCTAACCGTGTAGTACAAGGATCTCTTGCAGGCACTGAAGCACGAGCTAAGACGCTCCAGGCTACGCTTATCAAGACCTTTGCTATCTTCGGAGCTGCTGTAGGTGTAGGAGCTGGTGTCAAGCTCCTTGCTGACTTCTCGCAAGAGATGAGTACAGTAAAGGCTATCACTGGGGCTACAGACGCTCAGTTCCAGGCACTACAGGAGACAGCAGAACAGCTCGGAGCTACTACGAGGTTCACTGCCTCGGAAGCTGCTCAAGGTATGGTACTCCTGTCTCGTGCAGGCTTTGACGCTGCAGAGACTATGGAGACTGTAGACGATACGCTCAAGCTTGCTCAGGCTGGAGCGTTAGACCTTGCCTCTGCAGCTGATATCACAGCAAAGACAATA